TGTAAGAACAGATATTGCACTCTTAATAGATGCTTGGGAGCATGCATGGAGTTTGGATTATCAAGCAGATAAAGATCAATATTTAGACAATATCTGGCGCATCATCAATTGGGAAATAGTTAATGAACGCATAGGAGTGATCTCATGACCATGCAAATGACAGAATCAGCCGTAAGCAGGCTTAAAAATATCCTGGCAGAAGAGAAGAATCCCAGTCTAAAACTGCGGGTATTTGTGCAAGGAGGCGGATGTTCAGGTATGAAATACGGATTTACGCTGGACGAAGAACAAAATCAAGATGACTTTGATTTTGATTACAGCGGTGTAAAAGTATTGGTGGATTCAATGAGCTGGAATTACCTACAGGGATCTGAAATCGATTTTAAAAACGATGACATGGGCGAAAGCTTTGTGATCAGCAATCCCAATGTTCAAACAACCTGTGGTTGCGGATCTAGTTTTAACCCCTATTAGCTGCTACCTTTCCGGTAAATACTGTGACCTTAAGGACACAGTGAAATGTCTTATACCGGAAATATCCAACAGGAGATTGGCTACGGAAGTGTCGCTAATGACGGAACGGGCGATCCTTTACGTACAGCATTTGTAAAAACAGATGATAATTTTGATGCAATCTGGTATACAGGACCAGTGGGATCCAACGTGCGTATCCAAAACAACGTGGTTTCCACGATGCAAACTAATCAAGATCTGGTGCTTACTGCCAACGGCACTGCTAATGTTAAAATCAATAACAATATTGTACCCGGAACCAATAACACATACTATTTAGGCAACAACGCTAACCGTTGGTATGGTGCCTACATTGGCCCGGCCGGTATTGTAGTAAGTGGCAATGTCACGGGCAACAATGTCAATTCTACCACCAGTGTTAGACTTCCTGTATTTGCCAACACCACGGTGAGAGATTCCTCTATAGCCAGCCCATTACCGGGCATGATTATTTTTGTCACAGGCACAGGACTACAGGTGCGTGGTGCTACTGCTTGGAACACAGTGTCAGGAACAGCAACCTAAGCCAAAGCAAAACTCGCTAAATACTCCAAAGCGAGGTAAATGATGGCTATTCAAGTTATAAACGTAGGTTTAAGCCCAAATGATGGCACGGGCGATTCCATACGTGCCGCATACCAGAAATGCAACACCAATTTCTCTCTGCTTAACAGTAGGTTTCGACCCAGCATACCAGATTCGCCACTAGGCAACCCTGGAGATACCGCTGGTATGTATGCAGCCACCGCTGAATATCTATACTACTGTTTCCAAGATTACGATGGATCTAGTGAAATTTGGCGCCGAATTGCAGGGAGCTCGTTCGAATAATGGCACAACCACAATGGATCACTCCTGCAGGCGATCTTGGCACTGTGGCCGAAGGATTGTTTTTCACCGTCCCAGTGGTGGCGGTTGATCCTGATGGTGGCCTAGTTAAATATAGACTGATTGCCGGCCGTCTGCCAGCAGGTGTGCAAGTAAAAGTGGATGGTTCAGTAGAAGGCGTACCATTGGCTTATGCCATTGTACGTGGCACACCCACGGAAGTATCAGAAAATATCACAAGTCGCTTTGCAGTGCGAGCATACATTGAAGGACTCAATGGACAAGTACGACTGGCCGATCGCACATTTCAAATCACAGTTACTGGTCAAGACCTACCAAAGTTTGTTACTCCAGCTGGCAACATTGGTTTTTTTTATGATGGTGATCCTGTAAATTTCCAAATAAAGTTTACAGATGAAGATCCCGGCGACATAGCGACCGCAAGTTTAGAGGATGGCGAGTTGCCACCTGGCCTATCAATAAATGCAGCAGGATTGATTTCAGGATACATTGATCCAATAGCATCATTGCCCGACACTGCCATTGCGGGTTTTGATCGTACAGGCACTGCATGGGACCAATTTCCTTTTGATTTTTCTTCGCGTTCAGCCAGTAAAAATTATGAATTTACTGTACAGTTATCTGACGGAAAAGATAGAGTGCAACGAACTTTTACAATGTTTGTGGTATCTCGTGACAGTCTCAGTGCGGATCTAATAGAATTTTTTGCAGATAATCCATTTCTTACGGCCGATGTTACGCCCACGCGCACACCGGTGTTACTAACACCGCCTGGAGATCTTGGTCGTGTGCGCGCCAATAATTTTTTTGCTTTTCGGTTTCGTGCCATAGACTTGGATGGTGACCCTATCGAATTTAGTATCACCACTGGTGCTGGCGTTGGCTATGATGAAACCCCATTTGACGAATTAGGTATAGGATTTGACCGCGGAGCATTTAGTCTGCCGCCAGGTTTAACTATAAATCCTAACACTGGTATTTTCTCTGGTTACATACCAGATCAAGGTGCTACAGAATACACATATAAATTTGGCATCCAGGTCAAAAAAGCCAATGCACCCACGTTTATATCACCATTAACTTTCTTTACCATTACCATTATAGGTCAAGTTGACACTGAAGTGACCTGGCTAACTAATCCTGATCTTGGAATTATACGCAATGGCGATCCATCAATCTTGTACGTGTCAGCTACCAACCGTGGTGGTCGTGTCTTGCAATATCGCTTGGCGTCTGGAACAGACAGCAAATTACCCCAAGGACTGACCTTGCAGTCATCAGGCAATATCACGGGTCGTGTGAGTTTCAATACCTTTGCCATAGACAAAGGTCGCACAACTTTTGATAAAAAAATACAGACCCGTTTGCAAAAGATTCCTACCACCTTTGATCTCAAGTTTAATTTTACAGTCAATGCCTTCAGCAGCGAGACTGAAGAAGTAGGGTATGGAGTTAGTACTATCTCGGTCATTAATGGTGGATCGGGATACAGCACACAACCCACCATAACAATTTCTGCACCGCCTAGCACTATCAATGCCATGCAGGCCACGGCCGGTGTGGCCACCATAGTAAGTGGTGTGATTACGTCTATTGCTATAGGTAATCCAGGTCGTGGATACACATCTGCACCCACTGTGACTATTACCGGTGGTGGTGGCACCGGAGCCACGGCAACGACTCGGATTATAGAAGTTGAACTGTCCAACGCTGTGAGCGTGTTTCGTAGATTTACTGTGACTGTGGATCGTTACTTTAACGAACCCTATGAAAGTCTCTACATTCAGGCCATGCCCAAAGAAGAAGATCGTGCCTTGTTTAATAGTCTCATGCTAAACCAAGACATCATGTCTGTAGATTTAATATATCGTGCTGATGATCCCAACTTTGGTCTAGCTCGTAACATCATATACCAGCATGCTCTTGGTTTGACCAGTTCCAGCCTAGAAAAGTATGTGGATGCTTTAGAACTTAATCATTTCCGCAAACAGCTGGTGTTAGGCGAAATAAAAGTGGCACAAGCACGTTTGACCACAACTGGTCCAGTGGTTTACGAAGTGGTCTACAGTGAGATACAAGACAGTGGCGTGAATGAAAAAGGTCAAAGCCCACCGCAATCAGTGTCGGTGGCCTTTCCTTTTATTGATCAATCTGACGGTTCTTCGATGGTATCAAAGGTTTTTCCCAACAGTTTGATTAACATGCGCAATCAAGTGATTGACACTGTGGGTCAATATGATCCAGCATTACCACTGTGGATGACCAGTAAACAAAATTCCGGTCAAATATTAGGTTTTACCAAGGCTTTTGTTTTGGCCTACTGTAAAGCTGGTAAAGGTGCACAGTTGGCCTATAATATTCACACCCGTTTCAACCAAAAATTAAATCTCATTAACTTTGAGGTTGATCGATTGATCTTGGATCGCCAACCCAGCAAGAACTGGAATCCAGTGACCAAATCATGGATTCCAAGTCCATCGCAGAGCACCAGTTTTGACCGTAATGCTCGACCCAGCAACATTGTGCTTAGAGGCAATGTGGATTATGCCACACAGCTGGCTTACAGCTCGATCAACAATCAAACATTGGATCGCATTGCTGCCTTGGGTGGCATTGATGGTGATATTGGTTTACAACTTGATAATCGCACAGTGATTTTTCAAAAACAGGAAGACTGGACTGAACCTGTATACCTAACTGAAGATGAAGCTTGGACCAGTTACACCAGCACCTATGATCAAGAGCCTTGGGACGATACTGCACTGGATCCCAGCACCTTAATCACTGGCGCGGCCAATAGACTGGCACGATACAGGATGAACATTGTAAATGACCGTATAACATTGACTTTGATAGAAACTTACACCACAAATGATTCATTGTTAGTTACCCGGGGCAATACATTTGCAAAGGCCGAACTGTATCTACCAGGAACACCTACTTTTGGTCTAACCAGGGTAACTTGGAGTACGATTCCGGAGCCAGCAGGAGCCGAAACATTCTTTGACGGTCGCAGCACAGTGTTTATTGTGCCTGCAGATGCCCCGGGATTTACCGATCAATACAACAAGTATCTACTGTTTCCCAAGATCAACATATTGGGTGGCGCACCACCTTCACCCGATCCTATACCACAACCAGCTAGCGGAGTGCCGTGGATTAATACAGCTGGTGCCATTGTTCCATGGACAAATCAAGCGGGTGCGAACGTAAATTGGGTCAATCAAGGTACCCCATAAATATAACAATCGAGAACAAACATGTCCGTACCCCATCAATTTGCCAATGCCACAGGAAATATTAATCTAGTTAAACTGGATCAAAACTTCGATGCCTTGGGCAATTTCAGTCAAACCGCACAGACAGTGATTGCCAATGCCCAACCCAATGTTGCCAGTGTGGGCACTTTGGTCAAACTCGATGTCACGGGAAATATACGCAGTCTGAGCGGTTATATCCTAGGTGATGGACGTTATCTTACCAACTTACCCACGGCCAACATTAACTATGGCGATGCCAATGTTCTAGCCCTCTTGCCCGCTTACGTAGGCAATCTAAATCCCAGCATAATCACGGCCGGCAATGTGAATGGTGGCAATCTCACAATCCAGAACACAACAACTCTTGTTGGCCCAGTAACAGCACAGCAAATGCTAACGGTATATGCCAATGTCAACAGCTACGGTATTGTAGTTGGAAAAGATTTTATAACCGCGACCGGTAATGCAAATGTTGTCAACGTCAATGCCACTAATGTTTCAACAACGAGTTTGTCTGCTACAGGTTTGGTTACCGTGGGTACATTGGTTCCCAATGTGATCACAGGCAATGGCAACATATTTGCCCATTCAATCACCGCCAATGCCAATCTTGCTGTGGGCGGCCGTATCACTTGTAACAATGTTGTTATAGCCAATCAAGGGTTCAGCACCAATGCTAACCTCATTGCTGGCAATGCAGCCGTAGCTGGAAACACTACTTCGGCCAACGTAACTGCCAGTGGCAATGTTAGTGGTATAGGAGCAGTGTTTTCGGGAAATGTTTCGGCCAACTATTTTATAGGCGATGGCAGCAAACTTATTAACATTGGAGAAGCCAGCTATGGTAATTCCAATGTGCGAGCTTTGGGCAATGCCGGCTGGGGAGGCAACATTATTCCTGCTGCCGATTCTGTGTACAGTTTGGGCAATGTTGACATGACCTGGAGCAGTCTCTCTGTGCAAAGCATCACATGCAACGGGTCGATGTCAACAGACACTATTAATCTAGGTACGCAGGGCACTATTAGCCTATTTAACATAGGCGGCGATTTGGCATATGACGCATTTCCCAGTAATTTTCGCCCCATGAACCATGAAATGAATGATTTGGGAACCATTTTTTCGCGTTGGCGAAACATATGGGGCAAAACGTTCAGGGGAGATCATGCATTATTTACGAGCGACTTAACTACTGGTACCATGATTGCAACTCAAATCAGTGCCACAGGCAATATCGCAGCGCAGTATTTACAAGTAACTACTAAAACTATTGCCGATGCCAGAGGTATAGCGGGTCAAGCCGGACAAATGATTTCACTGAGTGACAGCGTTCCAAACGGTAAGTTTGCATATTGGGATACTACAAACAATCGCTGGAGTTATTTTAAAGATGATTCTGCAGTGTAACCCTAAGCTAAATACACCTATTAAATAGGACGGAAAGATGGCATCCAATATAAACCCAAACAACATTGATACAACGTACCCGGTAGCTGGTCAAGACAACGATTCGCAGGGTTTCCGCGACAACTTTACCAATATTAAAAACAACTTTCAGTTTGCAGAAACGGAAATTGATGATCTGCAGGCCAAAGCCATTTTTAAAGCGGCGCTCACGGGCACTACACTGAACAACGACATGAGTGGTGCATTGTTGGTCAATGCCAAACTGCAAGGCACACGTCACACACGCGATGTGCCTGCAACCACAACAGGTAATATCACAGTGGATTTTCCAACCGCAAATTACCACAAGATCAGCCAGCTCACTGGCAATATCAACCTGGGTTTCTCCAACATTCCATCGGCTGGCAACTTTGCAGAGTGGACAGTGCAAATAGTGCAACCATCCTCACCTTACACTGTAACGCTTCCTTCGGCCGTGAGTATAGGTAATACCACGCTGCAAGGTTGCGATGCCAATAATGTGGTCAGCTACAGCACTGGCGGTACCTTTGGATTGAAATTTTCAACTTCAGATGGTGGCAGCACCATAGCAGTGGAAGATCTCAGCCGCAACACCACTGGCCTAACATTTCAAACAACCATTGACACACTGACCAGCAACGCCAACCTGAGCTTGGCCACAGCCACTTCGGTAATTAACAAAAGCGGTTCTTGGGTTGGTAATGTGGGCAATGCCACCGTAGGTCAAATCAAGACAGTGATATGTGCCAATTCTGCACCGGGTACACAAGTGCTGACAGTACCAGCCGCGGGATGGAAAAATGGTGCTGCTGGCAATGTGACCTTTAACGGACAAGGTCAATCAATCGTACTCAATTATGTGGCAAATGCTTGGTGGTGTACCGGCTTAGGAGCAGATGTCAGCGACAATCATCCTACATTGGCTTAACCAAATGTGTTGACAAGTGCGCTGCTCCGTGCTAACATAGTATGGGGCATAGGGATTTTATGTCAATCGATCTTAATCGATATCAAGATTTTGTAGCAAGAATTACCAGCAATGCCAGTAATGAACTAACCACGTTCACGGATACCTGCGATAGGTTGGATTCCATGCGACATGGCCCCAAAATCAACGTACCATTGTTGTTGACGGGGGCCTTGGGTCTAGCTGCCGAATGCGGAGAATTCTGCGAGATACCAAAAAAGATTTTTTTTCAAGGCAAACCGCTAGATGAAGAATCTGTATTGCATATGAAACGTGAACTGGGTGATATTATTTGGTATTGGATCAACGCCTGTCGTGCCTTGAACCTTGATCCCAACGATGTAATCGCAGAAAATGTGCGCAAACTACAGAGCCGTTATCCCGGGGGCAGTTTTGATTTGCACCATTCAGAAAATAGACGACCTGGAGACCTCTAATGGAACATCCATTGATAGGTAAAATTGATAATCTCACGGCCGAACAGCTCACTGATAACATTAACAAACTGTATAAAAAACTTGCCATAGCCATTAGAACCAACAACAATGGTTACCTGTGCCATCAAATACGCATGGCCATTGAAAGCTACGCCAACAAGCTAAAGGAGTTACAGACCAAGGCATGGGAAGAATCCACACAAAATTTCAAAGATAAAATCAATATTTCATGAATGTAAAATTAGAATATCCAGGAGATTTTTTGGCCGCAAGCTATCACAATGACAAAGTGCTGATGAATTCTTATACAGTGCGATGTGAGATGATGACCAATACTCGGAGCAGTCGTGAACAAAACATTGCACTGGAAAGACTAAAATATATTTTGTATATGCAAATGCAAAATTCTGTGTTTGTGGATCACAAGGAAAAAGTTGCTACAAAACGTCTAGAAGTTGCAGGTTTTCGTCCCATCATTGTTCCCGCACCACCGGTTGACCAAATCATTGGTATGATGCTGTACTCCAAATTAGATGCTGTGATGGAGGACAGGATCAACGTGACACAACTGAGACTAAATTCTCTGTTGGGTGAAAACATGATTTACTTCCAAAAAGAAAGCGAAACCTTGGGCCCGTTTCAACAAAAAGGTTGGTGGAACAGTCCTGATCCTGTGTGCAGTGACAATAAAAGTGGTGGCAAAGTAGTCAGTATCCGAGGCACAACAACTTGGCAACTGCTGGAACTAGATTGGGATGATCCCAAACCCGATCCACAAAAAGGCAATACAGTGGTAGCATTTCGCAAAGATGAAGACAAATAAGTTTGGTGAACAGATATACAGTCAAGATGATGTGTGCGATCTCTTGATGCAAGGACACAATCATGCAGTGTTTGAAGGCATGTTGGTGGACAAAATCAATGTTGAAAACATGGCACAAATCTTGGAACAGGTTCCGGCTTTTGTTGAATATGATACTGCGGCTCGCGAGGATCTCACACAAGAAACCTTTGATCATCGTTGTCAAGCAGTTTGGCACATGCCAGTCGAATACCAACAGTTGGACATAGCAGCACATGTGTTATCGTTATGTCATACCGATGATGAACTGCAAAGAGTGGGCCAAGAGCTTTTGCAGTATCAAGAACGCAATTTGTTCAATTTGCTGCGATACTTGAAATACTTGGTGGATGTCATGCGAAAAAACCATGTGATTTGGGGGGTGGGTCGTGGATCCTCAGTGGCCAGTTATGTGCTGTATCTATTGGGAGTGCATCGCATAGATTCTATCTACTATGATTTAGACCTTAGAGAGTTTTTGCGTTAAATAAACAAAATAGGAGTGTCGATATGACCAAAAAAATTTATAGAACAGCTATGGGTAAAATGGTTGATCTTGGAGCCATTCAATTGCAAAACGAAAATGTGCGGGCAGTTGGTAACATGAAAGTCAATGCTCGTGGAGATTTAGTGGATCACACAAACAATCCTGTAGTTCGAAGAAATACGCAGGTAGCCAAACAATACAGTCGTCAAATTACCAATGTCAGTGATGAACCAGTTGGTACCGGCCGCCACCATGTACAAGCTAAGACCGGTAAGGTGCAGCCTGTAACTGAACCTGTGGTAGAAACAGCATCAGTTGAGCCCGCGGCTCCAGCAACTGTGGCCAGCGAACATAGCAATGAGGGTGGTTTGGCTGCTGCTATTGCCAAAGCTCGACAAGTCAAACAAGAGCTGGCAAAAACACCTAGACAGCAGATCCAAGACACACCGGGAGTGGTCAAAATCTAAATGGAAACTAAAACTGCATTTACACCCAAACGAATCCACAGTATCAAGGCCCTGCGAGATTCGGTTATCGTTTGTGACATGAAGTTTACAGGTCGCCAACTCAGCAGTGGCATTGCTTTGCTGGATGATAACGGCAAAGCAGATGGTATTAGACCTCGTTGGGGTCAGGTGTATGAAGTCGGTCCCAAACAACAGGATGTCAAACCTGGTCAGTGGGTGTGCGTGGCCCATGGTCGTTGGACCCGAGGGCTAGAAATTGAAGATGATGAGGGTACCAAAACCATACGCAAGATTGATCCCAAAGATATCCTGCTGGTCAGTGACCAATATCCGGGATTAGATGATACAATTTCAGATGCCATCAGCGGCAGCTAATTGTAATGTCACGCAAAATAACCACTGAAAGCATAGAAAAAACACAACGCTGGTCAGAGATTATCGCTCCCACACTGCCTGAAACTCTACGCAGATTGCGAGAGCTGCAACGACGGGAAGAAGAATTGCAGGTTCAAGCCTGTCTCAAAAACGAATATTACGATCTTGATGATGAGCAAGAGTGGGATTTGAGTTGATCAACACAAGATAAAAATTGACACTCCGTTTTAAATCTGTTATACTGCAAATATATGAAAAAATTATGGGCTGAGGCATATCGTCCAACCCAACTTGCAGACTATGTGTTCTGCGATTCGGCGCAACAACAACAAGTACAGGCCTGGATTGACAGTGGCGCCATACCACATCTATTGTTTTCTGGGGCACCGGGGGTGGGTAAGACCACTCTAGCTCGAATTCTTATTTCGGCTCTGAAGATTGACAATTATGATGTGCTGGAAATCAACGCCAGCAGAGAAAACTCTGTAGATAACATCCGTGATCGTATTACTGGATTTGCGCAAACCATACCATTTGGTGAGTTCAAGGTGATTCTACTGGATGAGGCAGATTATATTTCGCACCAAGGACAAGCAGCTTTACGTGGTGTAATGGAGACTTATCATACCACAGCGAGATTTATCTTGACCTGCAACTATCCCAATCGTGTGATCCCAGCATTGCACAGTAGATGCCAAGGTTTTCATATCGACAAAGTAGATGTGACAGAATTTACTGCCCGAATGGCCACGGTACTAGTTGCTGAAGATGTTAAATTTGATCTTGACACCCTTGATACCTATGTAAAAGCCACCTATCCTGACCTGCGCAAGTGTTTGAACATGTGTCAAATGAATTCAGTGTCTGGCACACTGATTACCCCCAAGGGCGATGAAGGTGGGGTCAGAGAATGGAAATTAAACGTGGTACAGTTGTTCAAGGCCGGGCAGGTGGAGGACGCGCGGCGACTGCTGTGTGCCAATGTTCGACCCGACGAGATGGAAGCAGTGTTTCGCTGGATGTATGACAATTTAGATCTTTGGCACACAGACGTCAACAAACAAGATCAAGCCATCGTGATAATTCGAGACGGCATAGCCAGAATTCCACTGGTAGCTGATCAAGAAATCAATCTCTCTGCTACACTCATTGAACTGGCTAATTTAAATTGTGACTGATTTTAACAGTTCTAAATCGCACAAAAAATCGCATAACCGTAAAAATAAATTATGAGATATTTCATTGTGTATTATTTTCAAAAAGCCAATGGCAAGTTAGATGAAAATGCCACTATAGCCAAACAGGTAAAAACTAGAGATATACAATCAGCGGCCGTGATCTTAGATTTCAAAGAATGCAAAGTGGTCAAGGCCAGCCTAAGAGATACAGTGGTACCTCGAGATTTCCAGCGCATTGCAAAGTTTTATCATAAACACTATCCTCACATTATTGAAAGTTTGTTCAAAGAAAACGGTTATGAAGTCACGGTGGAAAAACCTAAATCGCCTGATCCTAGTTGATTGTGATGGGGTGCTCCTGGACTGGGAGTGGGCATTCAATGTGTGGATACAACAACATGGATTTGAACCACGGTCTGATGCCAAGCTGCATTATGACATGGGCATACGGTATGGTGTATCCAAAGAGCAAATACGCAAGCTCATAAAAATATTCAATGAATCAGCGTCAATTGGATTCCTTCCAGCTTTAAGAGATTCGGTATATTATGCCAAACGCTTGCACGAAGAACATGGGTACAGGTTTCATTGCATTACCAGTCTCAGCCGAGATGAGAATGCTCAAAAACTACGCGAGATGAATCTGCACAAGATCTATGGCGCCACGGCATTTGAACGCATAGTGTGTTTGGACACCGGCGCCAACAAAGATGAAGCCTTAGAAGAATATGAAGGCACCGGATGCTGGTGGATCGAGGATAAACCTGAAAATGTTCTAGCGGGATGGCGCTTGGGATTACGTCCCATGTTGCTGGAACATGGACACAACATGAACTATGTTCATCCCGATGTATACCTAGCTAAAAATTGGAAAGATATTTTTTATAAAATTACCGGAGATTCTTAACGGATCCACTCAGCGTAGAGCCGTACCACTTTATTATTGGTCTCAGTTTGTGGATTGATTTGTCTAAAATCGTAACGCTCTGCATAGTTTTCCAATATCCTATGGCTCCAAGGAAAAAATGGTATTCCTTGGCATTTCTCTGATGCATGATCTCTACGGCCCGGGTTGAGACGCCAATAAACTCTGCTATGGGGTTTCAAACAAGATACTATTTTGTCTATTTGCCGGGTTATGACCTCTTCTGTACCAAAATTGATGCTGCCTAGACAAGTGGCCACATCAAACAATTTTGTTGGTTGGAATTCTTCTATGGTACATACTATGTCGGCTTCATCCATGGCTGGATCTACTCCGATCACATTCTTTACAAGTCCTTTGAAGGGATTGTGACCACAACCGACGTCTAACAACCACTCATGCGGTTGTATTTTTGCTGCTATTATTTTGTATCCGCTATGTGTATACGCATCAAGGCTGGGTTTCCAGTAATTTCTAAAATAATCATTGAGGTATTGTTGATCATGAAACATGATATCGTAGTTTATGTGAAATGGTTTAGTGCAGTAATAATACTTATAGCCATGATACTCCATGTGCTAGGAATCACACCATGGAATTCTCTATTACAGCTGATAGGTGCAGCTGGCTGGGTTTATGTAGGATGGAAATGGAACGAAAAAGCCATCATCTTGAATTTTCTTCCACAGTTCGCTATAATAATACCGGGTTTGATATATCTTTATTTGAAATAGGACTAAAAATGCTACCAGACAAAATATTCATGATTGGTGCCCCAGGATCTCGGTGGTCAGGGATCGCACAAAATATCGAAGACAATATCGCAGGATTCAATGTCAGCGACCGATCTCCTGATAGAACTTATGTACATCATAACTTTAGTGGACATGTGGGTACCTATTTTGGCACAGGTTGGGAATACAGCACAGACCTCAATGAATCAAATATCAATGCTCCTTATCCAGATTTATCTGGTACTCGAATACTGAAAAGTCACGAATGGGCATATTGTCTCGATGACATCAAAGAAAAGTATCCGACTTCTTGGATTTTTTTAGTTTTTCGCCCTGATATGAGCTGTTACAGTTGGTGGCACGAAGCAGGAGGGTTTACCATCAAATATCCCGATTATATTCCTTATTATCGAGACAGTGCCAATATGTTATGTGAAATAGTAAAACAGAATCAAGCCATCATGAAATTTGCACAAAAATATGATCTTTCTTGGCGACACATTTCCGGGACTTGGATACAAGAAAATTTTGGTCAATATGTAGAGCCTAGCCGTCGTGATCCTGACACACTTGTAACTATATTCAAACCATGATAGAATACGCAGTCTGGTGCCTGCTGGGCACGTTCTATGGAGTACTGATAGGCATCGTGCCCATGGCCGGCGCTACCACTGGTCTCCTCACGGTTTTCGGGCTGGCAGATCAGTTCCTGGGTAATCCCTATCTCGGTATTGTCTTCATGACCAGCCTCGTGGCAGCTACCAGCACGGCAGATTCTTTTACTTCCATACTCACGGGCATACCGGGATCTAACACCACTGCCGCATCGGTGATTGACGGATATCCTATGGCCAAGCAAGGTGAGGCTGGACGTGCCATCGGTATCGCTCTCATGGACAGTACCATCAACGGCTTGTTCTGGGGTGCAGTGGCTTTTGGATTGATGCCTTTCTACAGCAAACTAGTCATGGTCTTTGGCATACCTGAGTTCATGGCATTCATGATCTTGAGCCTAGCCTGCGTGGGTTTCGTGGCTTCCAAGAACCCCACACTGTCAGTGATCAGCATAGGCATAGGTATATTCATTGGTCTCATAGGACAGGATCCAGCCACAGGTGCGCATAGATTGACATTTGGCTGGGATTATCTGGCCGCGGGTGTCAACATGATTCCGCTCATAGCTGGACTGTTCGCCGTGCCAGAACTGGTCAATGGGTTGACCAAACCCGTGGGTCGCCCTATGCCCATAGATGACTACTGGAACCAGCTGCGCCAGGGTTTCCGCGATTGCTGGCGCTATCGCCGAGACATGTTCCGTGGAGGCGCCATTGGATTTTTCACTGGACTTTTGCCCGGCATCGGTGGCACCATCGGGGACATAATGGCCTATGGCGCCACAGTGGCCAGATATCCCCAAGAGCGTTTTGGCAATGGTAACATCAAGGGACTGCTAGGCTGCGAAGGAGCTAACAATGCACAGAAACCGGCCAGCCTCATACCCACGGTGCTGTTTGGCATACCTGGTGCACCATTTGCCGCTATCATGATGGCAGTGTGCATGTATTTTGGCATGGAACTGGGTTCGCCACAACTGCTCAACGATTCTGCCTTTGCCTGGAGTTTAGGAGCATCGTTCCTGGTAGCCACCGTGATCTGTTTCGTGGTATGCATGTTTACCACACGCTGGATCGTCAGGATCCTGGAACTTCCATATTGGATCTATGCGATGCTTATCTTCTCAGTGATCGTCTGGAGCTGCCTGCAGTATTCAGGAACCTGGAATGATATCTACATCTTGGTCATTTGCAGTGCTCTGGGCCTGATCTGTACGCACTGGAAGTTTTCTCGACCGGCTATCTTGATCGCATATATATTGGCAGAGAAGTTGGAAAACTATTCTCAGCAAGCCTTGACACTCTATTCTTGGAGTGATCTACTGGGGAGACCCGTCTTTGTAGTGCTCATCACTGCGAGCGTCCTTGTCATATCTTGGAGCCTGCTACGCAAAAATCGTGGTATAGAATACACATAATTTATAGGAGAAACAAATGAAAAAGTTTATCGCACTCGTTGCGACTTGTCTGACCATGGCCACGGCACAGGCCGAGTATCGCATGATAGTGCCACAGGAAGCCGGTAACGGCACAGCAGTTTGGGCTGCCATCATAGCCCGGCATCTGGAAAAACAGCTAGGCGAACCCATCGTGATCCAGCATATCCCAGGAGCCAAGGACATACCAGGCTTCAATGAGTTCCATAACAAACTGCGCAATGATCCTAAGACCATCATGGTCAGCCACGGAGGTAATGGCATCGGTTATCTGGTAGACCGCGTGGACTACGATTACAAGTTTTATGATAGCATCGGAATGATGAATCTCAACATCGTGGTGGGCAAACACATAGGTAATCCCGCTGATGGAAAAGAACGCAAGGTACGGATCGCGGGTGCTTCAGGACAAGAAACCGATGGCATGGCCATCGCTATGTTGTTGTGCGGTAACCTCCCTACCATGCAGGCATATCTCGATTGTTGGAATCAAAAAGCAGTCTGGGTCAATGGCGTCAAAGGATCCGAGCGTCGGTTGGGATTCATGCGTAAAGAATTTGACGTGGCTAGAGAATCTGTGGTATCGTGGTTCAAATACTACACTGATCCCAAGGCCGGTGCAGAGATCTGGTTCCATCACGGTGTGTACGATCTCAAAACACGCCAACAGAAAGAAGATCCTAATTTTCCTGCTGGGTTGAGATTCGAACAACAATTCCGCAAGATACACGGCACAGAACCTGTCGGACCTTTGTATGAGGCCTACACATTGAGTCGCAACTTCCGCGATGTATTACAAAAAGCTCTGTGGGTCAACAAGGGCAATCCCAACACTGAAAAACTGCGTGCAGCTCTGGCCAAGATGATCACCGATCCAGAAGCGGCCAAGGCTCTAGAAGCTGATACTGGACGTTACGAGTGGATCATCGGTGATGCAGGCAACCAAGTGGTAGATCGCCTACGCGGTAATATCACAGAAAAGAAACTGCAAAACATGGTATGGTGGCACGAAAATGCCTACAAGTTTCCCAGTGTATACAAACCACACCTAGTGATCAAATAATGTCACTGAGTTCTTGGGAAAATTCTAAGGAAAAAAGTCAGTATCATTTTGATACTGACTTTATAGATCCTCGTTGGGATACGGCCATAGTGCTTGGCAGATTTGTGGGCGATTGGCATCAAGAATTACTACAGACTATGATTCAGAGCAAGCCTGTCAACTGGGAAACACGTGGGCATCGTAAAGATATGCCGGTCTGGGTCCAGCCCGATTTGATACAAGAAGAATATGATATCGAACACGCGGGTGCTAATCCAAAAATGACATTGGGACATTTGAACTATGATTTGCCTCCAGTATTCCAACGCATGGTGGATCTCTTTGCTTTAGATCATGTCATGAGTAGATTGCATGTACAGACGCTGGGCCAGGTATGGAACCTGCACATTGACAAATTAGAGAAATGGTGCCCGGAACATCCTGAGAAAGTTTTACGGGTTTTTATCCAACTCCAAGATTGGAAACCGGGACAGTTTTGGGAGTTTGGAAATTTTCATTGGAACCAATGGAAAGCAGGGGACATTGTCACCTTTGATTGGCAAAATGTTCCCCATTGTACTGCCAATGCTGGGTATGATCCAAGATGCACTTTGCAAGTCACTGGAGTCAGGACACCAGACACTGAGCATTTTTTACAGATGCTCAGTGTCTCTCGGGAGTATAAAGTTTAGTTATTCTTTATATAATTCTAGCACCGTATCAATGATTGGGTGACGTTGTATGTCCCGATTTCCCAATGCGCATACAGCTAGGCCATTTGCTGGTTTGACTTTCAGTCTCTCATAGAGATCCAGTAGGCCATTGTCACGCTTGTTTCGATCGGTCTGTTCAACGTCACCCGTTACCACTATTTTTGAACCCATGCCTATGCGGCTCAAAAGCATCTTCATCTGTCCTGGAGTGGCATTTTGCATCTCATCTCCAATGATCCAACTAGATTTGAAAGTACGTCCCCGCATGAAAGCCAAGGGGGAGATTTCTATGATCTGGTCTTCAATCATTTTGGCGATGTCTCGAGGTCCATAATATTCACGTAACACATCCAACAATGGCCTGGTCCAAGGCTCCATTTTTGAGATTAAATCTCCGGGCAGGAATCCATGGCGTTCATCCTCCACACCCACCGCAGGACGGGTTAAAATTATCCGTTCGCATTGACCTTGTTTGAGAGCCTTGATTGCGGCCAGCATGGCCAAATAGGTCTTGCCCGTTCCAGCAGGACCTACAACCACCACTATGTGTTGGCTGGGATCTAACAAGTTCACTACTAGGGTTTCTTGGTTGCGGCTTCTTGGCACCAGTTCTATGTGCCTACTTTGTTTGAGTGCTTGATTGAAGTTGATGGTATTTTCTTGGATATGATAACGTTTTTGTGCTTTCATTCCTCGTGCTCTGCTCAATGTAATTTCTCCTTTGTAAATGATGTGAAGTATCTCACGCAAATATTTAGGTGTCTGTACAAACACATATCACAACATACATTGAGCATTTTTCCGGTATAAGTATTAAGTTCCAGTGGTGTGCAGCGTTCTTGCCAATGAGCCTTCTCAACCATAAATAAATCAACATGGATGAAAAACTGTTTAAAAACAATCAAGATTACTGGATGGTAGCAGACAACATCCGTGATATCTATATGTCCGAAAACAGTCTGGCAAATCTCATGGATTTTGAGCGTGTGCTGGACGAACTAGATATCTACGCTTTTAAGAACTGGGATCTTGGCGAATTAGTGGACGGCCCTGACATAGGCAAATACACAGTGGCCTGCACATTCCTATGGCCTGAAAAACTCATGCCCGATCCCCGTGGCGGGGCAAGGCTGTTGCCTTTTGATTGCGATGTCAAATACAAAAAGACCAAAATGACAATTCCTGTCAAAATTAGCCAACCCGCTGATTTTAGGCCAGGTACACACAAGGCCAAGCTTGTTGAGAAAAACATATGGTTGGTAGAAATAGTTATACCCAAGCACTTGATGAATGACATCAAGACCGGTCATGTGGAATTGCTAGATCAAACAATTGATTTAGAAGAATTGGATCGAGCCTACGATCAAGATCTTGATAAACAACAGTATCAAAGTTTGGCCACCGCACAACAGTCTCAAGAACAAATGCAAGCACCCACACCAGGAGGTCCGCCCAGTGCCCCAGCTGTCTGAAGGTCTACAATATAAAGATCTCATGGGCATGATGAAGCCCACCATACACATCGATGAGTTTTCCAGCAAAATGGGCGATGATGATGAAATCTTGGTGGCATCTTTTTTTGTGCGTGATAAACAAGCTGCCACAGATATCATGAATTGGTTTGAAAAAGGCTATGATTGGGTGATAGATGCAGACGTTAGCCCGGGAGAGATCAAGCCCAATCGATACCTGGTGTATGTGGAAATGAAGCGTCGATCCAACGTCGGGCACAAAATCGATAAAATGCTCAATGACTTTTCTACACTTACCGAGTACGAAGATTCAGGTAGATGGATCATGCGATATCGTGACCAAGACACACCGTGGTCGGTAGAAGCATTTGACAGTCAAGTCCCCCGCTCACCAGCAGAATACCGTAAGAGCCTGGATCAAGATCTCAATGAAATGCGAACTGCTTCGGGACTGCCAACCAAACAGATCTATGAGCGCGAACCCGACATCAAAACAATACAAAGTGCAGCCGGCCTAATTTAATCTGCTACATACTCACATGTATACGAATATAGTGAGTTGTGGCGACAGTTTTTTTTACGGCAGCGATTTAAAAGATCCTGCGCACACCTGGCCCGCACTGATAGCTTGTGATTTGCAGAAATCCTATCAGTGCTATGCACAAGGTGGCGTAGGCAATCTTCACATACTCTGGCAGATTATAATGGCTCGGGCTAGGTATGAGAAAAATGCTGTGTATCTCATAAACTGGACATGGATAGATCGTTTTGATTATGAATACCGCATAATTGATAACTCTTGGCACACTGTACGCCCCAGTTTGGACAATACAGAGCATGATCATTTATACTATAAGCATTTCCACAACCAAGTAGTAGATCAGTTTCGTAATCTAATCTATGTATCTCAAGCCATTGAGTTGCTGGCCGGACATCGTTACATCATGACTTACATGGATCCTTTGTTGCTGGATACCGGGTATAATATACCTTTTTTTATTCGTGTGATACGGGATCGAGTAAAAGATAAATTAGCAACATTTCAAGGACAGACATTTCTTGAATGGAGCAAATCAAATCATCACGCTGTGAGTGAACATTGGCATCCATTGGAATCAGCGCATGCTGCAGCCAAAGATTATTGGCTAGAAAAGGTCAAACAATTGTGATCCACGGTCTCGATCTTTGGCTCATTCAATACAACCCTATATAAAGATCTGCAGCGCAAACAAACCAGCTGTTGGGCCTGCACGTATTTTGTGCTAAATATTGCACAAGGAACATTGTATGACTACGATTACCAAAGAACAATTGGCCCAACTAATCCCGGGCAATTCTTATCTTGATCAATGGTGTGATGCACTGAACAAAATCTTGCCTGACTATGGTATTGATACACCTCGGCGCGTGGCAGCATTTATTGCCCAGTGTGCCCATGAATCAGGCAATTTTCGATTTCTTAAAGAAAATCTCAACTATCGTGCAGCAAGTTTGCGTAAAACTTTTCCCAAATATTTTCTTGATGATGCGGTGGCAGCTACCTATGCCAACAAGCCTGAGATGATAGCCAATCGTGTGTATGCCAACAGGATGGGCAATGGTGACGAGGCATCCGGAGATGGTTGGCGCTACTGTGGACGCGGACTGATACAGCTCACAGGTCACGACAACTATGCTTTTTTTGCCGGCAGTCTAGACATGCCCATTGAAGAAGCTTCGCAGTATTTAGAAACCTTTGAAGGAGCCGTGCAAGGTGCATGCTTTTTCTGGGAATCCAACAATCTTAACCAGTGGGCCGATTGTGATGACATCGTCACCTTGACCAAACGTATCAATGGTGGAACCATTGGTTTAGAAGATCGTAAAAAACACTATGAACATGCCAAGCATGTGTTAAATGGCTGATTATGTGGCAAACTATGTGGCTGTTTAATCTCATACCAGACGCTGCCATGGTCTGGTTTATCAACATCTTGCTGATCAGCGGTGTGCTGGGCACAGTGGCAGGATTTTTTATCAAAATAATTCCTTTTGTCAATCGTTATCGTTTGCCGGTACAGATCATCAGTATCTGCGTGTTGGTGTTGGGAGTGTGGCTCAAGGGTGGACAAAGCGAACGTTTGATATGGCAGGCACGAGTGGCCGAAATGCAAGAAAAAATTGCAGCCGCAGAAGCCGAAGCCAAAAAAGTCACTGTCAAAGTAGAAACTAAAATCGTTGAGCGTATCCGCACAATAAAAGGAGAGACACAGACCATCGTGAAAGAAGTTCCCACAATTATCACCCGAGAAGTTGACGCCAAATGTGAAATTCCCCCTGGTGCCATTGAGTTGTTTAATCGTGCTGCCCGCGGCGCCAAGGAGCCAAACAAATGAAAACCATGGTGCTAGTTTTTACAATGGTATTCTTGGCAGGCTGTTCGCTGACTGTGCCGGTCAAACGGAATTTTCCCGAAGCACCGCCGACCTTGATGCAACCTGCAGACCCATTGAAAACTTTAGATCCCAATGATCCAAAACTCAGCAACGTCATTGAAACTTCTGTGGAAAACATGGGCACCTATCATGAGTTAGTTGAAAAATACAATGCTTGGCAAGAATGGTACCGGGCACAAAAAAAGATTTTTCAATAAAAGGAATGTAAACTTGCAAAAAACAACGGCAAAAATAAAAACAGAAGATTGGATGAATTCAAAGTGGCGACCCATGATGGGTTGGATGTACATGTTGGTGTGCATCTCCGACTTTGTGATATTTCCTGTGCTATGGAGTATCGTGCAAGTAATAGCCGGTGGGGAGGTCAAAAGTCAATGGAATCCTATAACCTTGCAAGGTGCCGGTCTGTTTCACATGGCCATGGGTGCTGTGTTGGGTTTGACTGCTTGGGGACGCACACAAGAAAAGATGACCGGCGCCAACAATGGTGGACTGGCGTTGTCAAATCCAACAGTTGGTGCATCGATTCACAGTTTTGGGTCAGTATCATCGGGAAGTACTACAATGAACCCTGTATCAAATTTGGACACAACCACAGTGGCTGTATCAAGACCCATGCCCAGCTTGGGGGGTTCAACACCGGTTGCCAGCGCCACAGGTAAACCAATGCCTGTACAGCCCACACAGCCGGAACTTTAAAAAAGGAGAAAACCATGTTAGAAACTTTATTTTGGTTATTGCTTGGAGCATTTATCGGTTGGAATTTCCCTCAACCAGACTTTGCCAAAACTCTCCAGGCCAAAATCATGTCTGTATTCAAAAGGTAAAAATTATGAATGTCGTTATATTTGTGGCAGGCTTGGCATTGTCGGCAGCATATCCAACCTATGCAGCTGAAGAAAAAAAGGTTCAGACCAAAAAAGTTTGTGTAAATGTCAAAGACAAACAAGGCAAGGTTGTGAAAGATTCCAAAACCGGTAAAGCCAAGCAGAATTGTCGTGTAGTCAAACAACACAACAAGCACAAAGGGACCAAAGTTCCTGAAAAGAAATAGCTTGCAACGAATGTAAAAAGGCAGTATAATTAAGTTATATTGCCTTTTTCTTTGTCATGACGGACTATTATCAAACACTGGGCATACCACGCAACGCCAGCGATGATGACATAAAACGTGCATATCGCAAAAAAGCCATGAAACATCACCCTGATCGCGGTGGTGACCAAGCACAATTTCAAGAATTGCAACAGGCCTATGCCATATTGGGGGATCCTGATAAGCGAAAGCAGTATGACAATCCCCAACCGCATGTGCGTATCAATATTAATGGCGATTCGTTCCATGCACAAGGTGCGCCATTTGATTTTAACAGCATCTTTGAAATGTTTGGCCAGCGCATGGGTCCAAAACAACAGAGAAATCAGCGCATCAGCATTTGGATTTCTCTAGACGCAGCAGTGTTGGGCGGTGCTAGAACCATAGCAGTGGGCACACCAAATGGAAACTCTACCATACAGATTAACATTCCAAAGGGCATACATGACAACGAAAATGTGCGTTATCAAGGGTTAGCACCTGGGGGCACGGATCTTGTAATAAACTTCCGTGTGCATTTGCATCCAGTCTGGCACAGAGAAGGACTGGATTTATGGTGCGAACAACAAGTGAATTTTTGGCAACTAATCACAGGTGATAGCATCACAGTCATTGACATCCTAGGCAATTCCCTGCAATTAAATGTACCTCCACGTTGTCGTCCGGGCACTGTGCTTAGAGCACGTGGGCGTGGCATAGCCAGGGATGGGCATAACACAGGTGATTTGCTGATAAGGCTGCAGGCCACCATGCCCGATGAAATACCACAGGAAATACTCGAAATTTTAGAGCAAAAACGTCAAAATAAATAATACAATGAAACTCACAAACAAAGTGCTCTATAGACCAGCAAAGGTTTTTGAGGATTTTGACCAAACAACCAAGAATTCTTTCATGGTTGATCAAATGATTGTTTTCATGAAAAAGAATCATGGTATTGGACTAGCTGCACCACAGATTGGTCTAAGTCGTAGACTATTTGTTATGGAAATAGACGGTGTGAAACGAGTATGTTTCAATCCCGAAATTTTGGAATCAAGCGCAGATTTGGCCTTGTTGACTGAAAGATGCTTGAGTTTTCCCGGAGATGAGTGTATAATTAATAGACCCATTAGTGTAATGGCGCGTTATCAAACAATCACAGGCAATTGGGTGGAGGAAGCTTTGCAAGGTTTGACCGCAAGATGTTATCAACACGAATTAGACCATCTCAATGGTATTACCATGCACGATAGAACCAAGGAACAATATGCAACAGAATCCTGAAATTGACCAAATTTTATTGGCAGCGCAAAAGTTGGCCCGTGCCAAACAACACGAATATATCACGCTTGAGCATCTTGCACTGGCCTTGATTAAGCATGCGCCTTTCAATGCTGTGTTGATAAAGTTTGGCGTGATGACATCAGTTTTGGAAATTGATCTTGAAGCTTATATTGATTCCATGGTCCATCTCAAACTGGACAAAGACGCTGACCCCAAAAAGACCCAGGCACTGGAACGTGTGTTCAACCGTGCATTGACCCAGGTCATGTTCACCGGTCGCCGGCAGATTACCACAATAGATCTTTGGTTGGCCATAATGAATGAAACCAACAGTCATGCACAGTACTACTTCCTCAAATATGGTATAGAAAAGAAAACATTCATTGAATTTTGGCAAAACAACTATACCACCAAAGGCGGTTTGCTCAATGATGAACAGGCCAATGAAATACTGGAAACACACTGTATCAATCTGTCAGCAAAGGCCAGAGAAAACAAGCTGGAGCCATTGATTGGTCGTGACACCGAACTCAAAGAAATCATCACTGTGCTGGCCAAAAAGTTCAAAAGCAATGTGCTCATGGTAGGCGATCCCGGAGTAGGCAAAACTGCCATTGCTGAAGGCTTGGCCACAATGATACAGCAAGGTCATACTCCCGAATTCCTCAAGGATCATGAGGTATGGAGTTTGGAAATTGGTTCTTTGCTGGCAGGATCCAAATACCGCGGTGAGTTTGAAGAAAAGCTCAAAGAAGTAATCACTGCCCTAGAACAAAAGAAAAAAGTGGTACTGTTCATTGACGAAGCGCACACCATGCGTGGTGCAGGTGCCAGCACATCCAGTTCGCTGGATTTTGCCAACATGATCAAACCAGCTATTACCAGAGGCATACTCAAAGTGGTTGCTTCTACTACTTGGGAAGAATATTATGAAAGTTTCGAAAAAGACCGCGCACTGATGCGACGTTTTTATCGTGTGAACATCGACGAACCCGATGCTGTTACCACTGTGCGCATCCTGCAAGGATTGCAACCAAGATTGGAACAGTTCCATGGTACCAAGATAGAATCTACAGCCATAGATCGTGCCGTGGAATTGAGTACGCGCTATCTGCATGACAAAAAGAATCCTGACAAATCAATCGATTTAGTTGATGCCAGTTGTGCTCGCGAACGAATCAAAGACATTGATGGCGTGGTAGTCACAGCAGAAATGATACAGGCGGAAGTTGGAAGAGTGGCCAACATACCTGTGGATCGTGTGAAGAACGATGTCAGTGTCAAGGTTATGGAATTGGAATCCAACATCAAACAACGACTGTATGGTCAAGATCAAGTGGTAGACGCAGTGTTGGAACGGATTTATGTGAATTATGCGGGCATCGCTAACCAACGTCGCCCTGTGGGTTGTTTCTTGTTCTTGGGACCCACGGGCACAGGCAAAACTGAAATGGCCAAACTTTTGGCAGAGAATTTGGACATGCATCTGCTGCGCTACGACATGAGCGAATATCAGGATCGCCACACTGTGAGCTCGCTGTTGGGTGCGCCACCTGGATTCGTGGGCTACGATGACAGCCAGTTGGGTGGTGGCAAATTGATCAATGATCTCAGCAAACATCCATTCTCGGTATTGTTGTTTGATGAGGTGGAAAAGGCACATCCCGATGTGGCCAACATTTTTCTGCAGATGATGGATGAAGGAACCATCACTGGTTCAAACGGCAAAAATGTAAATGTCAAAAACTGCATCATCATCATGACTTCTAATTTGGGTTCTCGAGACAACGAAAACAATAATATTGGTTTTGGACAAAGTTTGATGAAGTCGGGTGAAGAAGACCGGGCTGTGAAAGATTACTTCCGCCCTGAACTGCGCAACCGCTTGGACATGATTTGCAAGTTCAATTCATTGGACATGCTGAGCATCAAGAAAGTGGTGGTCAAATTCATCGACGAGCTCAAACACAATTTGGTAGAAAAGAACATCCGTGTGAGTTGTACCGAAGCCTTGATCGATCATTTGGCCACTGTGGGTTATGATCCCAAAATGGGTGCGCGACCCCTGGCTCGCAAGATCGATGAATTGGTCAAAGTACCTCTGAGCAAAAAGATTTTGTTCGAGCGACTGCGTGATTGTGACGTCACTGTGAATTGGACAGAGCAAACAGTGACTTTTGAGCATGTCACTGCCACTCCCGGTAATGCTGCTGTGAACTCCAATGGGATAATCGTACTTGATCAAACCACTGAACAATAGATCTGAATCTAGAGATCGATTATATTACAATCTCTATCAGTACTGTTTTATTTTTAAAATGCTGGAAATCAGTGCATTGCGGCAATTAGATCATGCATTAATCAATAAGGTGTTGGATAAACGTGATTTTTACAGACGTTCTTCCAACTACAGTGGCCGTTGGCGTGGTCATGACCAGGCAATCACTGGTGAGATTCGAGAAAATTGCCACAGCATGTGTGATTTCCTGCAAGCTCAAAAAGACTACAAAATAATGTTGATCCAAGATTGGGGTTACTTATACACCAACAATCTTGAACTGGTACGAAGCATGGAACGACTGGCTTACATAACTCCCAGGGAATTAAAACAAGTTTCAGTGGATCTTGCTAGAGATACCATGTTAATCCGCAACAGCACACACCAATACCGTTCATACTTTCGTACAGCCAAAATCAACAGTGATCAAAAAAACAAACTGTGTAATTTTTTGCTCAATCAAGACAACATACGCATGAGTCCCATGTTGAACAAATGGCCAAAAAATACCAAACATTACTACATAGAATATATCTTTTTTATAGACCATGACAACATAAGCTTACCTACCATGTTATCCTTGATACAGCCCGATTGTATTAGAAAAACCGTTAGACTTGTACGCTATAAATAGTGTATTATGGCAAAAATACACGAAGAGATTATTGTTACCAAATTTAGCAAATTGGTCAAAGACACAGAGAACGCGGGTTCAGTGCAAATTTGCAATACCGACATCATTGAAGCCATGACCACAGTGGCACAGGAACTGGTAGGAACTGGGGTCATTGTGGAAGTTGAAATTGCGAAATGAAAACCCAAAATCTTGAATTGTTGCCGAGCACTGTGTACGGAACTCCATCGGGCAATTACGATGGTTCATCAACAGAGTTTTCGGGTAATCGTCAAAAAGCCGTGGGTTACTATCGCCAATTGAGTGGAGTACAGAGTGTGCTGTTCAACATCGACGATTTCATTGGTGATATTGTGATACAGGCCACGCTTGATGCTGATCCTGATCAAGATAGTAATTGGTTTGATGTATACACTTTTCCTGATGATTCATCGCGCACTTCCGCAAATACCAGCGTGGCTCTCACAGGTAATTTTACCTGGATTCGGGCTCATGTCACAGGGTTTACCGGGGGAACCATTAACTCAATTTCAGTGACGTACTGATGGACACTACGCAAATCAGTTTGGACCTGTCTAATAAATCTCAACACACCGATCTAGGTATAGAACTATGGCTAGATCAATACAAGTTTTTTGACCATGTGATCGGTACAGGATCACACCATGTTGTGCATGAATTTGAGGAACAAGATGGCCCGCATGCGTTGCACATAGTATTGAAAAACAAACTGGCTACACACACTCAAATTGATGATCAAGGCCATATAATTTCGGATGCTGTGATTAATGTTAACAATATCAAAATAGATGGAATTGATATCACACAAATAGTGTACCAACTCAGTCAATATATTCATGATACCAATGGTAAAAACACCATGGCTGTGCATCAATTCTATGGTGACATGGGCTGTAATGGCAAGGTAGAATTGAATTTCACTGCTCCAGTTTACCTCTGGATACTGGAAAACATGTAGTGCGGTAAATATTGGTATGAAAAAATTGGTGATCGTACCGGGTGGATATCACCCTTATCATGCTGGACATCGTGCTCTTTTTAATGCCGCTCGTGAAAGATTTCCTTCGGCAGAAATCTACGTGGCTGCCACTGATGATGTATCAGATCGTCCATTTCCTTTCAGAATAAAGAAATTTCTAGCACAACAAGCTGGCATACCGGGCAACAGATTTATGCAAGTTAAATCACCTTTCAGTGCAGAAGAAATAACCCAACATTTTGATCCAAATGACACACAGTTAATTTTTGTTCGTAGCGACAAAGATCGCAATCAAAATCCACAACCTGGCAGTGCTGATCAGATTGTCACTCGAGGCACCCGCAAAGGTCAGGCGCCCTATCTGCAGCTCTACAGACGCAACGGTCTGCAGCCCATGAAAGATCATGCCTACATCATTTATCTGCGCACGGAGCTGTTTGGTCCAGGCATGTCATCGGCCACCGAAGTTCGGGCCAAATGGCCTGGTATGAGCGAAGAAGAAAAGACCAGCCTAGTAACTGAAATGTATCCCTTGGCCGATACTGATGCCAAAGTAGCTAAGATAGTTGAGATATTCGATACTATTCTAGGTAAAAAACCAATCACGGAAGAATTGTTTAATAAACAATCAGATTATATTCGCATGTCCACAGGACAATTTATCTATGTTGATTACAGGACTACAGCGCAGAACCTAAATCCCATGGATCCTCATATTACACATGTCGAGATGCGTTGGGTGCCCGATCACGAAGCCAAAGCATTGGGCTTGGAAAAAAAGGTGCAGGACACCAGTCGACGCATGAATGGAACAAATGTGTTCAATTTAGATTCGGACCTTGTTCCAAAAGGAGTCAAGAAAAAAATCGAGCAGTGGATTAAGACCAATCCCGCCCCCACCAACAGTGCCACTCCTGCCACCACAGAAGCCAGGTTGGTCAATGATCCTGATGCTGGACATCAAATTATACCTGATGGTGGCATGGGCACGTGGAATGAAGCCAGTATAGTATCAAGGCTTGCTGAAAAATTCAAAGGCATGGTTGATCTGGTCAAAGACAAAAATTACGTTAACCTGCAATATGTGTTATACAGAAATCCTGTGGTCAAGAGTCTGGTGGATGCCTTGGCCGAATACGAACGGTTTATGGAAAAACAAGGACGTAGACCCATTGCCAAAGGCCGTGAAATAAACATGGGCATCCCACCTGTCAATGAAAATCCCGATTACGTTAATGAAGGCAAAATGAAATAATCTGATTTATAATGGCGTACTAAATATTCGCATATTATTTCAGAGGGAGTCATGTCAGAACAACCTACCACGCAACAGTCAGAGCAACCAACGCAGTCAGTGCAACTAGAACAACCAGTGCAACCAGCACAACCAGCACAACCAGCACAACCAGAACAGCCACTTCAACCCGGCCAGATACAGATCCAAGTCAATGTTGATTTCCTTCGTAAACAACGTGTGCATATCTGCATGCCTTGTTATGGTGGGCAGCTTACAGAAAGCACTTTCATGAGTTTCATCAAATGGTCCAACACTTGCCGACAGTTGGGATTGGATTGGACCATTGAAACTATGACCAATGAATCCTTGATTTCACGAGCCCGCAATACTTTGGTTTCTAAGTTTCTTAACACACCCACGTCAACACATCTCATGTTCATTGATGCAGACATTGGTTGGGAGCCTTGGCATCTATTGGTACTGATCAATGCCGACAAAGATGTCATAGGCGGTCTGTATCCCATGAAGGCCATGCCCGTTAAGTGGGTGGTCAATGGATTTGTTGGCGCCAAAGAAGAAGGACCGTTGCAGGAAGTGTCTAAGACTGGCACCGGTTTCATGTTAATCAAACGTCATGTGTTTGAAAAACTGTCTCGACATCCATCTGTTAAATCATTTGCCAATGACATTGGATTGCCCAAAGAATTAGATACGCACATGAAGACTTACTTTGATACAGCAGTGCGTGAAAATCGCTATTACAGTGAAGACTGGACTTTCTGTGAAAATTGGAGAGACTTTGGTGGAGAAGTCTGGATTGACAAACGTGTGTTGCTCAAGCACGTAGGTACCCATGTATTTGACTTTGCTTCACAACCAGCACTGTACGAAGCATTAAAACGCGAACATGACGCGGGACAGATGGTATTGGCCACACAACAGTCCCAGTCTCAACCTCAGCCTCAGGGCAACAGCATGGGCAGCGATTATTCACAATATGAAAAAATACCTACCCCCACTGCCCCCACTGCCCCCACTGCCCCCACTACCGCCATTGCTACAGTAGTGGCTCGTACTAACATCAAAGCAAAAAAGTCTAAAAATAAATCCTAATAAATAGATGTGCAATGAACATCTATGAATTAGACAATTACCGCTTGTCCGATGCGGTAAAGTTTCATACAGATCTAAATCCTGCTATTTGGTTAGATAATACCATGCGTCCAGAAGTGCGTAAAGCCTTGCTGGATATAGCTAGAAATTTCTGTGAGTTCATGGGTATTGCAGATCTTGCTGTGGAAGACATCACTGTGTCGGGCTCCAATGCTGCTTTTTCTTACACTCCGCAATCAGATATTGATTTACACTTACTGGTTGACTACAACAAACTCAATCCTGACGAGGTTTACCAAGAACTGTTCAATGCCAAAAAATATCAATACAATGATCAGCATGACATCAAAATTAGAGGTTACGATGTTGAACTTTATGTGCAAGATGCCAACAAGCAAATGCGTAGCCTTGGTGAATATTCCTTGGTTAAAAACGACTGGATCCGTATACCTGTGCAGAGGCGCAGCAATTTAGATGAAAAATCCACGCATGCAAAATATGAAAAGTTAAAAGCATTGATTGAGCTTGCAATAAACAGCAAAAAACTAGAATCAGTAACTGCTGTCACAGACACCATAAAGAAATATCGCCAGGCTGGTCTCGATGAGCATGGTGAGTTTGGACCCGAAAACTTGGCCTATAAAATCTTGCGCAATCAAGGTTATATCACAAAGCTGTACAAACATCGAGATGATTTGCAAGATGCCCGACTCAGTTTGGATGAACGAGGAAAAAAGAAAAAGTTATTTCGTTATGGTAACTTTGGTGGCATGTATTTTCCTGGATACAATTACTATGGACAGACCGACGCTGCAGCAGATGGAGGCAACGGTGGAGAAAGCATACAAGAACAAGCCGAATCACAGG